AGCACTAACTTCAGTTGGGAACATATCAAAGAAATTATAAGTCCTAAGAATTACATTTCCTCCACCTGCACCACCATTATTAGTAGCACTTCCTTTAGCATCAGATCTTCCAAGTTGTCTAACTTGAGCATCACTCATATAGGAATTTGGATTAACAATTCCTGTTCCATCATCTAATTTACTAATACCATCCATCCATTTTTCAAAACCAGTTCTCAAGTTGAATGATTCATCATTAATAATAGTCACTGTCCAATCATCAAAGGTCCTATCTCCTGCTACTTTTAGAACTCTACCTCTAAAAGGAACAGCGATAGAAGGAACGGTTGAGCCAGGTAACTGAGCTGCTTTACACAGAAATTTAAAATCTCTTTGCTCTTCCTGACCCCAAGCATCTGCAGGTATTCCAGATGGAAAAGAGGGAACTGTTACCTCAAACAGATTGGGTCTTGCACCACCTCCTGAGAGTTTAGTCTTAAACTCTGAGATAGTTTTTGTGTTTACGGTTGCCATTTTTTTAAAGTCCTCCTGAATTTATTTAAGAAATGATTAAACTGACTCAGCAAAACTGATGCCTGTTCTTGTGGCAACGAATGTTAGAGTAATATAATTAATGGATTTAGTTGGCTGAATGAATATGTCAGCTCTAAATTCATTATTATCAACCACATCAGGAGTATTATTACTCTCATCACAAATAACTCTAAAGTTCTCAATACCTCTGTTAGATTGAATATCTCTGAGGTATGGAGTTACAATGTTAGCAAAGTTCTCTCTGGTATCTTCGTCATTGATCTCAAAGAGTTGAGCATTTGCAGCACTTTCTAGTGCTTGCTCTACAGTAAGGAATAACCTTCTAACATTAATTCTATCAAATGCAGATGCATATGAGAGTCCAGTCTTATCACCAAAGAGTTGAATACCAGATCCCTTAATATTGGAGATTGGGTTAACTCTAGCACTATAAAGTAGATCTCTTTGATCTTTATTAGGATTATATGCAAGTTTAACTGCATTATTCAAGATTCCTCTTCTTGCTCCTGCAGGTGAGAACCAAGGGAAGGAATTAACAGAAGTCCTAACCATCAATCCAGCAACGTCTGGGTTAGTAGGAACATATCTAAATTCATCATTAAATCTGTCATAAACATACTTATAACCACTATCCAATACAGCAAAGGAAGAAGAACTTACTGAACTGTAGAATTCTAGAACATTATTAGTCTGAGTAGTAGAATTAGTGACATTAACAATACCTTCTCTATGAGGAGATATGCAAGCAATACAATCTTTTCTACTATTAGCAATAGAAATCAAGAGATTTGCTTTTGCTTGTGATTCTAACAAACTACTTCCACTTGGACCCATAAGCAGATAATCTACTGTGGTCTCATCCTTATTATCAAATAATTCATATCCTGTCTTCAGATTAGCAAGAGTAGCACTCATTCCATTATCAGAAGAATAATCCACACCACCAGTTAGTGTATAAGAGATATTTCCTAATCCACTAAATGTAATACCTTGTGCATCTTGACCCCAAAGACCATTAGCAAAGGAATTTGCTTGGAATTGAGTTGAGAATCCAAGTGCTCTTGGTGTAGTATCCCAAGTGGTATCATGTTCTGTGGAAGGATTATATCCAGCAAATATATATGCAGAATTATTTTGAATATAATTCTTATAGTAAGCCTTGGTTGGAGACTGTCCATCTAGAACAGCATCTTTTGCTTTAGAAAGATTTACATATTTTTCTAGAATTTGACCTTCTACACCTGTTACTGCACCAGTATCATCTACTACAGCAATATGAAGAGTGTCAAATCTACCATCTCTCGAAGAAACATAATTACTTGTCCTGGGTTTAGGTGCTATAGACTTCCAGTAAACAGTAGAATTAGTAAGACCTAAAGTTTGAGCATCATACCAGTCAGCAACACTTGCTACAGCAGAACTTGAGGAATTAACTGGGTTATTATTAGCATCTACTGTATTGGAAATATAGATGGTATCAGAAGATGTAAAGGATGCTGATCTATCATTTTCCTTATAATCAATTGAAGTTTCAGTACCACCAATAGTTACTAATCTACCAAATGTAACAGCAACTCCAGCAGCAATTGCGCCATATGTAGATGCACTAATGGTTACGTTAGTGCTTCCAACTGCAGTAACAGTCCAATTCTGAATATCTTGTCCAGAGGTATTAGATAATGTTATAGTATCAAGTGTGCTAATTCCAGCAAGACTTTCAACAGCGATAGCAGTTGAGTTAGCAGCAATAATCTGACTTGTTGTTGATTCTAAAGTCGTATTATATTGAGTAGAAGCAGTTGAAATTCTAGAGACTAGTTTAACATCAATAGTACTATTTCCATCAGTAGCATCAGTAGTAACACCAGTGATGATACCCTTAAGATAACCATCGAAGGATGATGTTGTACCATCTCCTGCTAGAGATGTACTAATTCCAGTGGTTACACCATAACCAACAGTAAATCCTGCTCCAACTGGGTTAGTATATGAAATACCAATCCTCTGGTCAGCATTTCCATCAATAACACAAACTTTTAATTTATTTGCCCATGATCCAGGATTCCTAGCAGCCCATAAGTAAGCTGTTGAATCTTTATAACTTGATTCATACTCATCATCATTCTTAATCTTCAATGATGAATCAGATGCTTCATTTGTTCCAGCATTAGCACTATTAAGAGTAGATCCATCAACTCTTACAACTGAAAGAACTCCTCCATAAGACAAATATTCTGATCCACTTAACCAATATTCATACTGTCTATCAGTAGACAATGGTTTTCCAAACGTATTAATAAATTCCTGTTGCGTCGTAATCCTAGTTGGTGTCCCCTCAACAGGTCCTAATTTAAAAGGTCCTGCGATTGCACCTACACTATCTACAACATTTTGTACTCTTCCAACAGTTAAATCAATCTCCCTGACTATTAAACCAGGAGATAATTGAGGAGTCGCCATGTCTTTTGTCTCCGAAAGTTCTCAGTTTCTCTAAAAATATTTATTAAAATGCCTATTTACATGTAATCCCACATGTAAGATCTATCTCCATATTCGTCTACATTCCAAGTACTAGGACCATCCCTTAAACGGTCCATTCCTTGAGTACCGTCTTTATCCACATACCACCTATCTCCATCACTATCTACAAAGGTGTTTTCATCCAATCCATCTGAAATAAATCCAAATGGAGCCATGTCTTGTTCTATTTGATTTTTCTGTTCATCATAAATTCTTTTTCTAACATCTTGATCAGTAAGTTCTTTAAAGTAATCTTGTGCAACTAACCATGCATATATTACAAGACACATTGCAAGGTCATCATTACACCCTTCTTCTGCTTCAAAAGAATTATGTTTTTGAATAAAGGTAGTTAATTCACTTAATATTTCATAGTCACTAAAAATAAGTTTATCTTCTTCTATCATTGTCTTTAAATTAAGAGCACCCACCTTCTTAACAGTCTTAGACATCTTAACTCCCAATTGAGTTTTCTTTCCAGAAAATCCTTGACCAATAACTTGACCTGCTCTTCCTCTCATAGAACTCTGAAGAAGATTAACATACTCCATATCATAATTTAATATAGCAGCTACTTGGTCCCCCACATCATTAACTTCACATAAAACAAATGCTTTATTATACCTAGTTGCTACTTCATAGATTATATTAGGAAACATCATAGGTTTAATTTCATTATTCCTATACTTTGCCACTATCTTATGGGGAAATTCTGTAATATCAACTACTACAAATGCAGAATAATCTTTTACAACTCCTCTAGCTACATCAACAGTAATAATATAATCATGTTTTTCTTGAGGTGGTACATACATATCCAACCCACCGCTTCTCGTTATAGGTTGATCATAAACTAATGTTCTTAATTTACTAGGAGCAATTAAAGTATCAACAGATCCTAAAAATTCACATTCAAACTCAATTTTCCATTGTTGCTCAGATGTGTTAGCAATAGTCTGTTCTTTCCACTGGGAGTCTCTACCAGGAACTGCAGACCAATGTACGTCTGTGGGAATATATTCATTCTTTCCTCTTTCAGCATCATGCCACATACGGTAGAAATGATTCATACCATGTGGCGTAGATACTATGATAACTTTTGTTGATTTACCAGAAGTAATAGTAGGATATACAGAGGCAAAGAACGAGTCAGCAATATGATTGGGAACAAAGGCAAACTCATCAAGAAAAAGAATGTTGAAAGACATTCCTCTGACCGCTGAAGCAGAAGTTGATGCTGCAAGTATTTTTGATCCATTTTCTAACTCCAAACTACCTTTATTCCAGGATATAATACCCTGTTGCATCCATTTAGGTAAATTCTCATAAGCAGTCTGCAATCTACCCAAAAGTTCTCTAGCAGTTGCTGCCTTGTTAGCTAGAATACCAATATTAACACTATCATTAAACACTGCATAATGTAAGAGGTAAGCAACTACAGTAGTTGATTTACCAGTCTGCCTAGGCATCTTACATATATTAAATCTTTTCTCGTGAAAATTATTAATTAATTTTTCTTGAAAGTCATAAGGATTAAAAGGAACCAAACCTTCATCCAAACTTACAATTTGTACGTAATTTCTAGCAAAATAAACGGGATCTTCTTTACATTTAATAAATTCACGAATATTTTCTTCAGTAAATTCCTGAGCAACATTCGCTTTTTTTAAATTAGGATTACCAAGATAGATGTCAGCAGCGTTCATAAATTACTTTCCTACAGTTAAATAAGAATCTCCTGTTTGATAAGAATCTGGATAAAAACTTCTTAATTGAGAACCAGGATATACTTTTTGTATAGCAGATTGTACTTCTTTTCTCTTAGGCTTTTTAATTTGAGGGAAAAATAATTT